GTTACGGAGCCGGGCGCCAAAATGGAGTTGGTTACGGAGCCGGGCGCCAAAATGGCACTGGTCACGGAGCCGGGCGCCATCTTGGGGGTAGTGATGGCGGAATCGGCTACTGCCTGCGTCTGCACGATGTTTGCAGGCAGGTTGTTGTCGATGTAGTCCCAGCGCCACAAGGTGCTGATGGATTTTACGTAGGCGATCCATGCCGTGGTTTCCATCACTCCCGTAACCGCGCCGTCCACGATCTTCCACAGACCAGTTTCGGCTTCGTAGTCGGTCGATGTTCCCGTTTGCTTGGCCGTAGTGACCATGAGGGAATAGACGATGTTCTGGTAGTACGATTGTCCCGTGGACGAGGTTCGGGGTTCTGCCGTGTCGTTCTGGGCTTTGGCATACAGATAGCTGCCCTTCGGGATAGAAAGGGTATCACCGTTCGGAGTCGGGAAAAACTTGCCGTACATCAGCACGCCGCCGCCCTTGTTGATTCGCAGGGAGGTGTTTTGAGGGCCTATCACTCCCTTCAAAATGCAGTAGGGAATCGGGCACGGCCACGCGCCCATCATGCCGAAGATGGTGTCGGCCATCGCGGCAAGGTCCGAGACGAACACCCGGTTGCCGTTCGAAGTGGCTATGAATTTCTTGATTGTTGCCATGTTGGTTAACCGTTAAATTCGGTGATTTTTTTCTTGTCGTCTACGCGGTAGAGATCGACATGCACCCAAGAGGTGTCTTTCTCCAGCCGGATAGGATAGGGAAGTTTGGATGCGTTTTTTTTGAGGATTTCCCGCACGTTGTGAGAGGGGATGGTAGTGGAGAAGTCGAACCCCTGCGCGAGCATATGAGCCGAGACATACAGCAAGCCGGAGCGGGTTTTCGACGCCACCAGATCGCAGATGTTGCATCGCAGGCCCCGCTGGCTGTACTGACCGCCGCCCACCCAGTTGTTGATGGTCATGGGAAGGCCGAGGATGTTGCGGATGGCCACGAGCGTTTCGAGAAATTCATTGGAGAAATACCGCCATGCCTTCTCGCCGTCGCGCTGGTAGACATGAGGACATACCAGCTCTGTTATCTTGAAGTTTTTCTGAACTTCGGCAAGCAATTCTGATCTTTTCATATCGTTATTTTTTGATTAAGTCATCCATGTCTTTGGCCACGTCCTCGTCCCAGCGCTTCGCCTTGTTGATGGTGAACTGCCGGAGCCACAAGAACAGTTTCGAACCAGAGAGATGGGCCGCGTTTTCGCAAAAGGACCACAGCTCCGTAAAACATACCATCGCGCAGAGAATATTGGGAAGCCGGTCGGCGCCGAAGTCTCCGCCCAGCACGTCATTCCCGATGACATACAATCCGGCGACCGCCATTGTGCAGAAGCCAAATTTGTAGATCGTGCGCCACGCCGCGTCGGAGTAGAAGCACCAGCGCTTCCCAGCGGCGGTCACCCGTTTGTAGGATGCCAGACAGCCGATGACGAAGTCCGTCATGATGAAACATACCATCACAAGGACCAGCGGCCCGATGGGAGCGAAGTAGCCGACGAATCCCAACCACCAGTTGTTACCGATGGTTTTCACGTAAGGCAGAATCGTGTCTTTGAGGATAGAGGCGAGAGACATGGGAGTTTAATTTACAACTATTGAATATTGGATTCCATAGGCCACAAGGGCGTTCAGGTCTGCGATAAAGTCCGGGTAGACGTCCGCGTTTTTAAGCCCGGCGGGGATGGTCACGACCGGAGCATTCGCCGTGCTACCGTATTGGTAGAACTCCACGCCTTTCGACATGTCGGTCGAATAGGGGAACATCAAAGTGCCAAGCGACATATCGGAGCTGTACGGGAACATGAAGGTGTCGAAAACCGGCGCCGTGGTGACAGTTATCTCCCCGAAGTCCCCGTAGTAGGCATTCAGGTAGGCTTGGATGGAAATACAGCTGCCGTCGTTGGCCGCCAACGCATAGTATTTCTTGCACCACGCCTCGTATGATTCGATCTTCGGGAACAGCGGCGCCAGACAGCAAAACAGGAACTTGTAGAACACGTTCAGCGTCGGACTGGAGTCGTGGTTGAGCGCATACTGCGGACGCAGGATGTTGAACAAAAGCCACGGTATGGATAGATGTCGAAGCATTACCGGATGGGATTAAATACTACGATGTCAGTCAGGTTTTGCAGTGCCGCGCTGAAATTGAAGTAGCCGGATGCCGGCGTCAGAATGCCGTTGGTCGGCTCGGCGCCGTCGCAGGTGATGCCCACGAAGTAGGCGTCGCGCACGCCCGGCACGCCGGCGAGGGCGGTTTCGATGTCGTTCACGAACACCGGGGAGTCGCCGAGCAGGGTTCCTTGCGTGGTGATAAGGATTTCCTTCACGCTGTTCTTGATCTGGGACAGCGAGTAGGTGTCCAGATAGCGAATGAGGAGCTGGGTGGTGGTTATGATGCTGGAAGTCGGCGACGAGATCATCATGCTGATGCCGAATGCCGATTTGGCCGTCATGTAGTTTGAAAACTCCGCCAGCTGCTCGGCCGTGAGGGCCACGTTGTTGCCGTTCGCATCCTGCGTGCAGACGTGCATGTTGATGACGTTTTTCTGCGCATCCACACGAATGGCCACCTGCTTGATGATCTGCTTGGCCGGATCGACCGTTTCGTAGCCGTAGGCGTACTTGGACGGATCGACAACCACCAAGTTGTCGCCGGTTTGGAACGCCAGCGCCGTGTCGATGTAGTACTGCTTCCCCATGACTCGCAACGTTCGGGCGGCCGTCTCGATCACAACCTCCGAATTGGACTGATTCAGGAGAACAGTATTGATGGTCTCGGCGAATACCGCGGCCAGCCGGCGCCAGATGGCTGAATTGCTGGTGCTCGTGAGCGACGAGATGGTTTTGCCGATGTTGGCTACTATTTGTTCATAAGTGGTCATAAAGATTTCATTAAATTAAGGTACGTACGTGAAATCCAGAATAGGCATGATGGAGCCGCGCATGGTGTTGAACTCGATCGCCGGCGCCGTCATGACGTAGTTTTCGATTGCTACGGACAGCGTGAGGGTGCATCCATCCTCGGCGAGCGCCGATAGAGGTATGCCATGCTCGGTCTCCAGCTTTTGTTGCATGTCAATCCACAGATCACTTCCGGATGACAGGTAATACGACCAACCCAGCTCGGTGATTTGGAGGGTTATTTCAACCGCATCCGAAACGCTCTCGGAGCCTACGACCTCAAAGTCCCCCAGCGACGGGATATGGACGTTGTAGGTGGGCTGGAAATAGGAGTTGATAATGCCCGGCGTAAGGTCGTTGTTCGGCGCGAATACGGGGTAGATAGACGGCAGGTTGTCGCCGTAGCCGGCATTGTAGTAGGTTTCGTAGACGGCCCCTTCCGTCGGCGCCGCAACGTTATCTGCCAACGCCAGCGAACCGCCGATTATCGCATCGTTCTCGGAATAGAACACCACGTACAGTCCGGCCACGCTGGTGATGGCGGTAGGCAGCGTCAGGTCTATGACGAGCCTATCCGACGTGTCTTTTTCCACGACGTTGTAACCGAGAATTTCGCCGTTAAGGTGCACTACACCCACCATCGTAGTGGGATCGGCCACTATCTGGGCCTTCATCGGCCAGCAGCGAAGCTTCACGTTGTTTTCCGTTTTCGGAGGTCCTCCCCACGCTTCCGGAATGTTGGCATAGTCGGCGAAGGTGGGGGAATCTGAGAAGCAGTGATCGTACGTCTGCGGAACTGTAAAGCCAAGTTCAGCGGTTCGTTCCCAAAGATGAACTTTCTGCCCGTTAACCACGGTGTAGGGAGATTCGTTGGTGACGCCCGGCAGTTTACTAAATAAGTTGGCGAAATAGGAAGCTTTCTTACAGTCGTCAAAGATGTTAACAGGAGGGTTGAGAAGATCGCACTCAGTGAAAGTATAATGCAATATTGTAATGCCGGTACACCCCTTGAATATGTCAGTGACGTCGGTAAGACGCCTACAAACAGCCAAGCAATAAGCCGTAGTATTTGCCAGCGGGCAGTTCTGGAAGGCGCCAACTGCGGATATGGCGCCCGAATTATAAAATACTTGACTGATATTTCGAAGTTCGGGGCAGTCAGCAAACAAATAGTCCACGTTTTGGATTCGATAATCAAATCCAAAACACGATGCGGCGTCATCCAACCGGGAGCATCCTCTGAACATCTGGGGCGGTATGGAAGTAAGACGCCAGCAATTCATAAACATGGAATTGCAGTTTTTGATATTCGGTTTTCCCGCGAACGACCCTACCACTTCCGTCAGATATACGCACCTGTAAAAGCCATTATTCCACATTCCGGATGGGCATGCCGCGTCGGCATTGGTAAGGTCTACCTTAATGAGCGCCTCTTTGAATACCTCAAGTCTAGAATCTTGCAAGACACTACCGAAATGTTGGCTTGTGCCCAGAAACGTCACCACGACTTCTCCGGTGGTTCCGGCGGCGTAGTTGTGACCAAACAGACCATCGGTTTTGATGTACTCCACGGGTGTTCCGTCGCCCCAGTTCACATAGCCTTCGTTGTTGTTATTCGCATTCAGGGAAAGGTATTTGCCCGCGATCTTTGACCCGTCAAAGGTGTAGATGATGGAGCCGACATCGCCCAGCATAAATTCCAGCTGTTCCATCTGCATGCTCAGGTTGTCGAAAGGCAGGGATGCACTGTTGAACGGCCGCGCGTCGGCCACCGATACGGCTTCGCTGTTGTATACCACGTCCGGCACCTCGATGATGCGACCTGCCTCCAGCTGCGGGGTGTAGGTGTCGAAGCCGTTGGCGTTCATTATGTCGTTGATGGCACGCAGTGATCCGGTCGTGTTGTAGCACACGTCCATCAGCGTATCACCGGATTTTACTTTGTAAGTTGCCATACTCTAATCAGCTTGCATTACGATGGATGTTGCGAAGTATACGTCATCGCTCCCGGCGTGGATATTCCAATACGGCGAGTAGGTGATATGATACCCGGTTTTGACGGCCTGAACGTTGATGGTCACCTGCTTGAGCGACGCATTATCGCCGTTCCAGATGTATATATCATGATGGCCTGCCGCGGAATCATCCGGAATCTCCCCCACCGAGGTGGGTGACAACCAATCCGACTGCGTGCCATCCGGCAACGTGTAGTTGATCTTGATGTCAACATCCGACAAATACCCGAAATTGCCACCGCCTACTTGCACGGTTATGCGCACCTCGATGTTGCGTTGTGTTTTATCCGGCGGCGGGGGAATGATAAGATCGGGATCGGGTTCGGCGACGGGGTATTGGGCGTCTACCGAGACGCTGTATTCGCCGAAGTTCTCGCCCTCGGTGATGCGGATGTCGCAGTAGTCGGCGCCGTCCTTTATAACCTGCCGCTTGGCAGTGGCGGCCAGCATGGAGACGTAATCGGGGCGTGCGTTCAGGGCGAAGGTTTCGAATCCCACGCCGAACTGAGGTTGCAGGATGTTGACGGGGTTTTTCAGCAACATGAGCGTGGCGTTCTGAATCGACGGATCGACCACAACGGCAAAATCGCCGTTGGAGGTGCCGATGTCGTTGTTTTTCAGATCGAAAATAATGTCGCTCATTACTGTTGCACTTTGTCGTTCGTATAATCCTCCGCCTTGAAAGGCGATACGCTTCCTGCAGGGGGAGCCGTAGTATCTGCTCCGGCCGCCGCAGACCATGTGTAGGCGTGTGTATGGCTGTTGAACGCCGACACGAAGGTGTTCATGGCATTGGTTATGGCGTCCGGGATCACCATGCCGCCGATTGCGCCACCGTTCATGGTGACCGTATCGCCGGAAATGGTGAGGGAGCCGCCCCCGTCTTTCGACAAATATATGGATTCTTTGTCGATTTTGCAAAAATATCCGCCTACCGACGCTTCGATCTTGTCTACGCGCGTGAAGCTTACCACGAAAGCGTTCTCCGACTGTTGGTAGGGCATGCCGAGGATCACCGCGGAGTTTACGGCGGGATAAAAAATAACGCTCGCATCCCCGCCGATGACATTGGATAGGCTTATGTCCGGTATTACCAGTCCAGCATCACCAATGCGAACGTTAATTGTTTTGGCCTCTTCATTCACTGAATCGACGTTGCCGTAGAGGATGGACGGCTGGTTCACGCCGTCAAGCAGACGGCGCAGGTCCTTGCCGAAGTCCTCCATACTGCGTATGAATTGTCCTTGATTCATCAGTTCGCCAGATAAAGAAATGTCTTGTTTGTAACCGTCAGTATCTGCCGGTAGCCTTTGCCTTTTCCGCACGTCACCTTGCGGCCGATGACGTAATAGCCGCCGCTCAGGGACTTGAAGATGGTGTCATTGAAATTCACGTAGTCGTAGAGCCGAACAAGGGGGTACAGCAACGTGGTGATGGTGCCCTTGTTGCGCTGAGCGCGAAGGCCGGCCAGCACCGACAGCGCCGTGGTGTTCATCTGCTGAGCATTGCGGCCCGGCGTGAAGGGAAGGTCGTACACAAGGCCGTTTTCCGCCCCTTTCTCGATGGTTTTCATGGTTCCGTCCTCCAGATACCGGACGATGACGCGGAAATTCTGGAACATCATGTCCGAGGGCACGATGTCGCGGGCTATCACGTTTACCGACGTGTCCAGCTCCACGGTGGGGGATTCGGATTCCGAGATTCCGAGTCCGCAGTATACCCGCGCCTTGTCGCTCTCGATGCGGACATTGCCGTAGAGTTTATACATGCCGACGATCACCCGCTCCAGTACATCGTATGGCGACACTCCGGTGGCGGGTTTGAGCACAAAATCGCTCTGCATGGATTTGGGGTCCGGCAACAGAGAGGGATAGGCGTATGTCAGCTTGTTGTCCTTGCGGTACTTCGCAAACGCCGCGTTGGCCGTGTCGCACATCTGTTGCAGAAGCGAGGATAGGGGAGTGGCTTTGGGCCACGACTGCGTAACCGTGCCGAATCGAAGCATAAATGCCGCATCCTCGCACTTTATTACCGTCGGGAACCCTCCGATAACATCCCGGATGAATCCGTCAAATTCAAGGCGCTTTTCGAACTTCTGGCCGATGACGGCATTGTCGTGATACCATGCGTACACCTGAATGCGGGCGCCGGTCTTGATATTCCAGTCGTCCGGGTTGATGCGAACGTAGGTGGTCGTGTTTTTTCCCACCCGCTGAACGGCGATGGCGCTCCCGCGACCGACCTCCTTCGCGGCCTTCGCGGCTATGGTGTAGAAAGGCATCTCGATGGATGCGGTTCCAACGATGTTCTCGCGCGTTTCGTCGGATTCGAAGGATTGGAACTGGCCGATGCTCTTCCCCTCAACGAAAACCTCGTTTCCGCAGATCAGATAGTTTCCAGTTATGTTTCGGACGGCCATGTTATTTCACGGTTGTGGGCACGGACTGCGAATCCTGCGTGTTGGCGGAATTGGTGTAGAGAAGCGGATCGGCGATGTTCACCTCTTGCAATACCAAGTTGATGGAACCGAAGGTGTCGCCCTGCATAGGCGAGAAGCGGTAGGACTTGATGAACGCCCAACCGATTCCTATTTCATTATTCAGCACCGTGTTCTCGATGGCAAAAACCTCGTCGTTCTCGTAAAGTTCATCCAGAAACCGCGTCAGCTTGTATACCGGCGTGGGGTCCCCGCCGCGGGCATTGCGGCGCCGGATGGTGGTGGCCGACATATCCTCTACCTCCTGCGCTTCCCGGCGCTGGATGTTGAACGACACCGATACCACTTTCGGGCCTTTGGCCACCCGCTGAACGATGTTGATTCCGTCCACCAGCTGGGATTCGTCGGTTATTTTCTGAGCCGATACCGAGAAGTTGAGCGAAAGCGGCGCATAGTAATCGCCGCACACGAAGATCGCGTCAGCGATGGGATCATCCGTCAGGCCGGAAAGGGCGTCGCTGATTCGCTGGGCATCGTCTTCATGCGTGGACGTGGAATACTCTTGGGTGGAAAGCGGCGCCGGAGACATTTCCGGGGTGTTGTCGCCGGTGCGTATCTTGCCGCCGGGGCTTTCGATCAGCACGCGGACAATACCTGCCTCCGACAGCACGATCTTTCGGGCGTTCAACACCGCATCTGCGGCGTCGAGCACCTGATCCTTCGCCCGCTGGTATATCTGCTCCGGGGAGCTGGCGGCCTGCTGGAGATGGGTGGCGGCTTGAGTGAAGGTGTCCTGCGTATTTTGATGGTCTCTGGTATTCATTACATTGCACCGGTTGCGTTGTTGAGTGCGACTTGCAAGCCGCGCATGATGTTGTCGTATAAGGCTCCCTGAAGCTGAGCGCCCAAGTCGGCGCCGTCGTTCACGTTGTCGATGCTGATAGGCATGCTGACGATCTCCCGATTGAAGTTGATAATCAGGGATCGGGCACCTTTGGTGATGTCGGAAAGCCCGTCTGAGGCCGAGAAGTTGGCGCCATTACCATCCAATCCGGCCGCGGGATTGAGTTGATTGAAGAGTTTACCGTAGTCTATGTCCCAATAGGTGCTGCCGTCTACCGTCTGAACGGGTTTGAGAACCATTCCGGGATTCTGTAGGAAATTTTTGGAGTTGGCTCGAAATTCTCGGATGGCGGCCGCTCTTTGGGATGAGGTCGGAGTAAATCCGGCTTTGGGGTAAGGAACGCCCCCTATCATCTCTGCGGAACCAGCGCGCTGAGCCGCCAGCGACGAGATAATGTAGGAGCTGTCCCGTGTTACCAAATCCCGGAACGCCGAGCGCTGCCGGGCCGCATACAGACTGTCAGAATTTATCACAGGGTACTTGTTGCCCTGAGCGTCATAGTAAAACCGATCCCCGAATGAAAATGCCTTTCTGACAGTGCCTCCAGCTCCCGGAACCCACTTTTCGTCTACATTAAACTTGTCGGCATGCCCAAAGGGGACCGATCGCCCAACCCAACCCAAGAAGGACATGATACCGCCGAATATTTTGGTGAGACCCGAAATAGCGCTTTCTACATCGGCCATCATTGTTCCTATCTTCTCCGGAGAGATAAAATCCGCCAACTTGGGGATATACTGGTTAGCAACTATGGCCAGCTTGTCGTAGAAAATTCCCAACGACTGGGATATTTTGGGCCAAAACTCCGCATTATCCTGCACTATCTTGATGAATGCGTTCTCCTTATACAGTTGAGCCATACCTCGCGCCTTCATGAACGGATTCGATTCGATCATGCGGTCGAACTCGTTCAGGACGTTCAGCAACTCGGATTTGTCTTTCAGATAGGAGAAAACATCCCCTGATACGTTCTTTCGCGCCATCGACTGCTGGGCGATCTTTCCGATGATGGGGGCGGCCTGAATAAGCTCTCGAAGGTCTCGCGCAGAGGGAGTAGGCTGTCCCAACAACTGCTGGAGGTTGATGTTGACGCGCTCGAAGGGAACGCCGCCCACATGGGCTATTTTGCCTGCCTGCATGGCTATGCGGGTGGCCTCTTCCCGACTTAACGTTCGATTTCCTACGTTCAAGCCGGTAAACATGTTCATGGAGTTGAGCAGACCCGTGCGGCTAAATCCATATTCCGCCGCTAAGCGACCCGCTTCCTGAAAGGATTTTTCATAGGCCGCCCCCAACCCTTTACGGGCCATTTCGAACTGCATGGCACTCGATCCGGCTTCGATCAGATTCTGGTTGTTGAGCAGATTATTACCAAAACGCAACGCCGATCCGCGCAGGAGAATATTCATACCCTTCACTGCAATAGCGGCACCCCCTATCAGGGTGAGGTAGGGAGCAATGGCGCCAAGAGGTTTTATGGCTCCGGCCGCTATTCTTCCGACAGATGCGATGACTGACCCGAAGTTGGAAAGATTGCGAAGTGCGCCCGGCAGACTGGTTAAATTGCCCAAGAAGGCGCGCTTAAAAACATCCGACCGATGATACAACCGGTTAACATTGCTCAGAAAACCTTCGTTGGACATCCCCGGCGTCTGGGCAAAGCGACGGGATAATGCCTGATAGTAGGCTCGCTGAGCCGGTGGGATATTCGAGTAGCTTCCGCCACCTGAGCCGGTCATACTCCCGCCGCGGGCGCCGCCGGGTCCTCTTTCGAGGTCTCGGATGCGCCGCTCGGCTTTCGAGAGCTGAGAATCGTCTACGTTGATGTTGAGCTTTATTTGATAGGTCTGCCCGTCCATATCATTTCTTGGCTTTGAATGGCGCGTAGATGATGTTGTCGATCACCCACATGGCCATGTCGGAATATTTGTCGATGTCCGCGGCCGACAACCGGGTTTCGAGAGTGGTTATCGGTTCGTGAAACACATACGAAATAAAGGCTTTTTTCAGCAGGAAGGGGTCGTTCCTGCCGTACTCCTTTATTCGTTCGTGGAGGCTGGGTTCTCGGCGGTTCCGAGAAGCCCCATCACCACACCCCAGCGCGATAAAAAACGCTCGATGTCCTTTTGAACCGGATCGGAGCCGTAAAGGTCGATGCAGGCCATAACGTCGTTCACGATGGCCTTGCGCTGTTTGTCGTCTACGATCATCATTTCGCAGAACTTGGTGGCGATAGGCGCCAGCTGCTCAAGATCGCCGGATGCGCCGTGCATCAGCAGCTGAGTGGCAAAATTGGTGTGCGCCGCGGAGGTTCGGGAGAGCATACCTACTTCTACATCTTCCTCAACCTCCTGCTCGATCACCTGAGCCTTAGGGGCTACGCTTCGCTTGAAATACCGCAAGCGGACGGTATAATTCTGAATAATTGTTTGTCCGGACATAATTTTGAGTAAAAATAGCAGGGGCGATTCTCACCGCCCCTGCCGGGTTAAAGCGGTAAAACTGAACGGGTAATACCTATTCCCTGAATTGCGAGGGAAGTGTTGATTTCAGGGCTGTTTCGGTCCACCGAAAAGTCGTCGGACGAAATAGCGCAGGAATCCAGAGAGTAGATGATCGTGCGGGGGACGATCAGGCCGGTCATTTCGAGGGTCCAGCCGATGGAGAAGTTCCCCAAGTCGGTGAGCGATGAAATGAAGCCGGTAGTTATCGACGCATTGATGGCGTCGAGGATAGTCTCGTACTCACCGGTCTGGAGGGACATATTGCCCGTAAATCGTTTGTTGATTACTTTCTTGGCAATAGGTTCCAACCGGCCGATGGCGAAGATTTCCTGAACGTCCTGCGTCCGGGAGATGGAGAGCTGGACACCGGTTACGATGTCGAACATCTGGCCGCGATGGGTGATGTTCATTTTAGCTTCCGCGCTGGAGATGATATAGGGTTCGTACATAGTCGTTGATTTTTACGAAAGTGCTGATACGTACAGAACACCTACCTTCACCCAGTCTACGTTGGGCGACGGCAGAATTTCGATGGACACCAGAATCGTTCGCGTGGACACGAAATTGTTGTCCTGAGCGGCCACCGTCACGCGAATGCCGGAGCACTGGCGCTGACTGATGCGGGGCTGGCAGTAGAGATTGTAGAAGTTGTTCTCGATCTGCGTGGCGTAGGTCCTGCTCAGATCGCCTTTGGCGTCAACAGGGGCCTGCGTGTTCAGAATCTGCGAGAAGAACTCCTGCGCATCGTCGCACACGGCGTTCCCAAGCCGAACGAACTCCAGCCGCGACAACGCCTTCGTCGGGTCGTTGCAGGTGGCGCCGTCGTTGTAGAAGATGCCGGTGGGATAGGGCCGGTGAAAGAGATACTGACCTTTGCCCAGCGCGTCGATGATCGAGGGGTCTACCTCCGTCACGCTTACGACGGTTTCGGGGTCGTTGAAGAACGCCTTCTGCGCCACGGCCGCGCGTTCGTGCGAGCCGATGGATTCAGCGACCGAGATAGCCGACAGAATACCGATGGCTTCTCCCACATCCTTGATGGGGGTGTAGGCCGTGATGTTGCCTTGATCGCCCACCGTAGTGTTGTAGAGCGTGGTGGTAGGCATGTACGCTACCGACGGCGTCGCGTAGGTGGAGAGGTCGGTGATGTTGGAGGCCGAATTTGCCTGCGCCCCATCGACGTTGGACGTATAAACGTTCACGAAGCGGATGCCCTCGGCGAACATTGCATTCTGAATGGTCTCGATGGCCTTTACAACGGTCGGAGTGGTCGTGGGGACCCACCCTGAGGCATCGTCGTTGGCCTGCGAGCACCAGCCGATAATGCGGGGGCGGTTGTCGTAGTTGGCCTCCAGCGTCAAGCGGATTTGGCGCTTGATGTTCGCCGCATTGGTCGTAACGAAATCACCCTTTTCGCCTCTCGTCAAGATCAGCCACAGATAGGTACCGCTTCCGGCTTTGGCGTAGAACTGCGTCACCATTCCCAACAGGTGGGGATCGTTGTTGAGCAGTTTGGCGTCAGGAGCGTTGGATGCGGCCCAAGCGGTGTAGGAATCCAGACTCGTGATAAGTGTGGGTTTCCCGCTCACCGATCCGGACGAGACTTTGATACCGTACACCAGCGCCGCATTGCCCACGGAGGGCTGGCGGCGGCTGAGTGTGGTATCTTTCAGCTCGATGTTAATTCCAGTTTGAGCCATGTTAATGGTAATTTATGCTTATTGAGCGGATTCTTCTTCCTTCTGCGGATCGTCGTCGGCAGCGCTTTCCGGTTCCGGTTCCGGTTCCGGATCGGGCGCCGGCGCAGGCTGGGGATCGGGTGCGGCAGATGCCTTCCCTTTCTTTCGATCCGGCGCCTTCTTGGCTTCTTCCTTCGGCGCCTTCTTGGCCGCAAGAGCGGCGGCGGCGGCGGCGAGGTCCATAGGCTGGGGCGTTTCCTTCGTCTGAACCGGTTCGGGCACCTTGCTCTCTACCGTAACCATCAGGTCGTTCAGCTCCTCTTCATTGGTGGGGCACGTCGCTTTGGTGATGGTTGCGTAGCGCACGATCCGGCGGAGCTTCATGAAGTCCCGGCATCGGGTTATGGCCGACTGTTCGTCGCGGTAGGTGTTGGCGTCGCTGGTCACGTAAATCGTGCCGTACGCCATAGCCGCGGCCATAAGGTTGATGAAATACTGCTCGGAATAAACGGGTTTCGTGGACATAATTTTGTGATTTTAAAGTTGTTGGTTATCCCCACTGCCGGGGGGGGGCAGTGGGGAGTTGATTTTAGCCTTTGGCCTGATTTCCGGGGGCGATCACGCCGATGCCAAGTCCGCCCTTACGTGCGGCGCCGGCACCCAGACGCATATCCATCGACATGCGCCAGCCGTAGTTCGACGGGTCGGTGACCATATGGACGTTGGTCCGTCCGATGGCGATGATGGCCTCCGAGGGGATGAACGCCAGTGCCGATCCGTACGCCGTAACCGGGATGTTAGGCGGCGTGTAGGTGGGAATGGCGCCCGTTTCGTCGGTGATCTTGCCGTCCAGATACAGTTCCGGGTCGATGATCTTGCTGGAGGCGCTGTCATACAGCGTCGTGATCGAACGAGGACGGAAGGTGAAGCCTGCGTACTCCCCGTACATCGGGCGCATGCTTCCGGCGTTCTTGGTCAGCAGGTTCGTGAGCGTGGCGTTCGACTGGAGCTGTTGGTGCATGATGCCCGGCATCACCATTTCGGCGGCGAAGGTATCCATGACGTAATTCTGGTTGATGAACGCCGTCTGCATGGCGAGGAAGTCGGCCGGGGCGATCTCTTTCAGCGTTCCGGTTGCCTTCTGGTTAGCCGGGAAGGCGTTAGTTGCCGAGTACGTTTTCTCGCCCGTGGTCAGGCGCGTAACGCTGGCGTCCTCCGACAGCTTCTGGATGATGTAGTTGTGGGCCTTCGACGACAGCCAGCGCAGGGCCTCCGAAGTGCCGAGTGCCACATCGTCGTACGCCAGCAGATCGGTGTTGGCCTGCTGCCAAACGATGTTTTCGAGGGCGAAGAGGTGCATGATGATGCCCACGGGATCGTCGTCGTAGAGCGACGGCGACACGTTGACCGGGGCACGCTTGCCGAAGTACACCTTCGGCTTGATGGCCGAGTTGATCCAGATGATGCCGGCCACATCCTCGGCGCTGAGACGCGAAATGCGGTCTGCCCACGAATCGTCCGGGAAGAGTTCACGGAAGATCATCGTGGACCACTCGATTTTGGCCAAGTCGGGCGTCGTTTCGATGAAGTTCATCGATTTGAGACCCGATGCGAACTGTTCGAGACGGTTCAGGGCCTCGTCAGCCGTACCGGTGGGACGGCCGTCGATGTCGAAGTTCATGCCCCCGACAGCGGCGCGGAAGCCGCGGTCTTTGGCGGCGAAATAGGCGAACTCGCGCAGGAGGTTCATGCGCGAATCCTGAGCGGCTTCGTTAGGGTTCATTTTCCCTACTGCCGCCGAGAATCGCACGGCTTCGGAGAATCGGTCTTTGCCGGCGTTGTCACGAAGATACTCGTGGATGGTTTTTCTTTCCATAGCGGAACTGAATTGAACGTTGGTTTTACTTGATTTTTCAACCGTATCCTCCACATTCAGGATGCGGGCGGCAGGTTTGGATTGCTCGGTTGTCGATGATGCGAAATTCTCGCCGCGCTCTTCGCGGCCGTCGTCATCGTCATCATCCTCTTCTTTCTTTTCGGCGTCGCGCACTTCCTCGGCGGCCTTGCGGTCCTCTTCGGCCATGTCGCTGTCCGCTTTTGCGGCTTCGGCTCCCCGAATGCCGATCAGGCGCAGGAACTCGTTAAACGCTCTGAGGGCGCCTTCGCGCGATCCTTCGAATTTCTCGGTTTCGGAAACCGTACCGGCGTCAGCCGCTTCCGCAGGCTGGGCCGCGGCCGCGAACTGCTCCTGAGCCTGCTCCTGCGGGGCTTCCGAACCCTTCGCTTCGGCAGTTTTCTCCACCTCGGCGGTCTGGTTCTCTTCTTTCATCTTGTTGAGATATTTGGTTAATGATTCGGTGTAGCCGGAGGTCAGGGATTCCAGCTCTTCGGCCTCCACAGCGCAGAATCCTACGCGCAGTGCCGGTTCGGCGCCCTCCACCTCGTCCACAGCGTTGGCATTCGAGGGAAGAGATAGGAGGGATATTTCGTACACATCGAAGCGCGTGGCGTACTTGATGCCGTCGCGCAGTGTGTAGTATATTTTGCCGGAGAGAGAGACGGCCCGGAGCGTACCGGCAAGGTACTGATCGCGCCGCTGCCGGGATTGCTCCGTCACTCCGTCAAATCGCAATTCTCCATACCAATCCCCGTCCTCTCCCCGGCGTATGTTCACCACGTTGCCGATAGGCTCACGGGGGTTGTGGTCCCAGAGCAGGATGGGATTTTTCTTGTAGCGGTCCCAGTTGATACCGTCGTTCAGAACGACATAATCCTTGTCGTTGAGCGATTCATCACTGAGCTTCTGCCGTTTGATCTTCAATTCCATAATCAAGTTGTTACGATGGGCAACTCCGTGGTCAGGTCCTGATCCGTTCCGGTGAACCCTTTGATTTTTACCTTTTCGACCTCTTCCGTCGGCCGGCTCTCGCGGGCCAGCTCCAGATCGAACACCGTGCTTTCGTACATTACTTCGCACACCATCACTTCGGTGTTGAAGGTATCTTTGGTGGAAATGCGCTGGTAGGTCTTGAACCCTTGATAGATAGGCCAAAGGTTGTATTTCTGCTGGAGTCCCAGAAAATCACCTGCCGTCTTGGCCTTTTCCACCGCATTGCGGACGCCGTGCCCCAGCGAAATAAGGCTCGCCTGAAACTGCTTGTCAGCGGACCACGAATAATTGGTGAGATCGACAAGCACGCAGAGCTTGATTCTGAGCCGGTCCTTGATGGCTCCGCCTATGAACACGTCGGCGTTGTTGCTGTCCTCTACCCCCACGGCGATGGCCGGGAGGGGGGTATTGACGGTCTGGGTTTCGTCGGATGATATGACGCAGACGGACATTTTATTCGCAATCACGACCTGAGAATTGCGAAGTACCTGAATGATCCTATCTATGATGTCACCGAACATATTTCACGCAAACGTAAGTTATTTTCAGATAAATTCCAAATTCCGGCGAAAAAATTATTTTCGCATGGCCGTATTCACCTCTTTTCGGATCACCTGCATGAACTTGCGGACCGATCGCCGGCCGATGCCCATATACTGGCGCTGTTTGGGCCGCCGGGGAAGCCATACCCGTTTGGTGGCGCTGGGCGGCTGGCGCAGGGTGGAACCCGTGATAGGCATGCCGGGGCGCCATCCCTCGTTGTGCACCTGCGCATAGGAGAGGGGCGATCCGAGCGATACGACCGCGGCGCGGGAAGAGATGCGGTGCACCTTCGGCTGGATGGATCGGAACAGGCGCCCCGTGTATCGGAGCTTTGGGTAGGTCAATTTGTCCTCGTAGCGCCGTTCCGGCCACCGCTCCCTCACATCGTCGTTGCCGTAGGATTCGTTGCGGAAGTTGGTGCGCGTCTCTTCCAGCATGGACGCCCCCAGCTTTGCCGGCAGCACCTCGATCAGATGTTGCCGGAGCCGGCGGCAGTCGAGTTCGAAGTCGCGCGCGGTTTTCATTCCGTCTCGGTTTTCTCGGTTACCTTTTCGGTCTGATCCTCCTTCTTCCGGGGGTTGAACACGCGGCCGATCAGGCTCTGTTTCTCTTCCTCCTTCTTTTCGGCTTCGACGTCCGAGGGGTCGATGCCTACGCGCCGGAACGCTTCGGGCTTGAACTTCGACCCCTGCTTGGCCATCATGTTGCCCACGTCCACGAAGGTGCTGATCGGCAGACGGTCGTCGGGAAGTTCGATGATGGGGGCCGATTCGATGGAGGCGTCATCGAACAGCACGGCAAGTTTGTGCTTGGTGTCCTCGCGGTTCATAATCATCAGGGCCATTTCGGCGTCGGCGTTCAGGATGTCCTGATAGATTTCCCAATGTATCTGCGCCAGCTGCTCGGAGTTGGTGTTTTTCTCCGTGGAGCCGAGCAGGGTGCCGCCGGTTACCGCCTGCATGATTTCGGAGCGATATTCCACGATGTACTCCTTCATCACGCGGAAGGCGTCGGAACCCGTCTGCGTGTTGATGGGGTTTACCTCGATGGAGTAAAGACTCTTGCCGTTGTTCACCATGTCCTGCACGTAGGGGATCAGGGGAATGGTGAGCATGTCGAGGTTCTGAGCCACGGTCTGGGCCTGCGTCTGCGCCTTGGCGTTGTTGGCGTCGTAACCGATGGTTGTGAGGGGGAAAGAGTACCGTTTGCCCAGCACCTGCCAGTCGTTGAACATTTCCACGATGCCGATCATGGCGCGGGATATGGATTGCAGAAGGCCGAGCTTGAAATCCTGATCGCTTTCCGGCTGGAAGAAGAAGAGGTTGTCATAGTCCGAGGCGTTGATGACCTGATAGTATTCGAAGGTCTGGAAACGCAGGGCTTCGTTGAAGATGTCGATGTTGCGCAGGGGGAAGTCCACCACCTTGCGCTTTTCGGGGTTGATGGCTACCATCTTGCATCCGTAGAACTGCGACAGGAGGATGTATCGGATAAACCGTTTGAACCACCACGAGTTGCGGATGTATTTCTCCGTCAGCCGGGAGTTCTCGCGGCCGTTGCGGCCGAACACGAAGTTACGCTTATAGATGGGGATGAGGCGCTTGTTGATCTGCGAGACCAAGAACGGCGACGACTGCATGCACCACGAGTAAAGGGTGTCCAGCAGGGACATGTCCGAGTACTGGATGGCCATGTCCACGGCGCGCCGCCACAGCGCCGGCGTCCACTCCCGGCGGTAGTTGTTGAACAGATACCGGGATTCGATATTGCCGGTGCCGATCTGCTGGGGCACCTGAAAAGGCGATACTTTTGGAAACTTAAATTTTGCCATGATTATCCGAGGTATTTGTAACGGGAGGTGATGACTTCCGCGTTGGCGTTCTGGGAATCGGTGCGGTAGGGCGCCGGCTCTTCGAGCGACACCACTCCGCCCTTGAGTTTGATGATGGTCTGGGCGACCTTCTCGTAGGCCGCGGCGAGGGGTTCCGAGTAGTTCAGGCTCGGCGATGCGATGTTGTATGCGGTCAGGACCTGCAAAATCCAGCGTATCGTGTCGTCCTTCTTGTTCTCGTCCGGCTCGCCGAGCATGGCCGCCATGTCGAAGATGTTGCCGATGTTGGCGGTAAGCTCCCCCACGGCGGCGCGGTAGGCGTCGGACACGCAGTCCGGATACATGTTTTTGAACTGCCGGAGCTGTTGGGGCGTGATGTAGATGCCAAGCGCCGATTCGGGGAAGTAGTTCGGCGACATGTCGAGCTGAATGACCGCCGCGGCCCACGCGGCATGGTCCGTGACATCTTCGGTGCATGCGATGTCGATAAAGACGGTTTCGACGTCGGCGAGCCACTCGGCGCCGAGTGTTACCGTCAAGGGCGATCCGGTGGCCATGACGGGTTCCGTCATCTCCCCCGCGGCGGTGCGGCCGAATACAAACGCCTGATCGGCCTGCGCCTCGAACAGATCGGTGGGCGCCGCGGCGAAGCGCAGATACCCGTCGGGGAATGCCGACGCGGGAAATGATGCGCAGACTTGCGTTGCTACGCCGGGGTCATGCGTTCCGGTCGATGGGTCGTATACGCCCTGAATCCAATTTTGGTTTTTGACTGCTACTGGCATCAGCTTGGAATTTGGGTCAGCGTGCCGCGGCGGTAGAAGAGTACCTGCGCGCCGTCGGTGCGCGACTGTTGGACAATATTGTGGTTGAGGAACGTGACGCCCTTCGCGCAGGCGTCGGGTATGTCGTCCTTGCGGTCCGAGGTCTTGGTGTCGGAGAATCGCACGAACTGGTCGATGATATGCTCGTAGACGCCGCATTTCTGCAATTCGTTGCAAAATACGAATTTTCCGGTATTCACCAGCGGCTCCAGCGTCGATTCGATGCACGAGAACTTGTCGCCGTGGTTGAGCGTGTCCCAGCATATCGGCGCCGTCCATCGGTTGTCGATCTGGAAGCGTTGCAGGGTCTTTTCGAAGTCGAGGGGAAGCTGTTTCTTCTCGATGATGATGCGCGGGGTCAGGGGCGCTTTCATAGCCAGCTCGTAGATGTTTTCGAGCATCTGATGGCTCGTGCCCTGCACGGCGCGGCAGTCCCAGAGCCAGATGCGGGTGTCTACGGTCCGCACCAGCGTTACCGTGGCCTTGAAGTCGTTGGTCTCCTTCGACTTGGCCGATGGGTCGGTGTAGATCACGCATTCTACGATCTGGTCGATATGCGGCCGGTAGAGCCACGTGAACTGCCGGAAATACTTTCCGGTGCCGATCTTCGAATACTCGCCGTCGCGGAAGCGGGCGCGGGAGAGGGTGGAGAGTCGGTCCAGCCCCTGAAAGTACTGCTTGGACACAAACTGCACGTTGTCGTCTTTGGAGAAGTGCATGGCGTACATCAGCTCCGTGATGGACTCCGAGAGGGGCGATCCGTCCATGTTCTCCTGCTTGAAGAAGCGTTTGTAGGTCCAGTGCAACTCGGTTGTGGGATTCAGGGCGTAGAGCATGATGTTGGGCACGGGCAACAGCTGCGCCAGACGCGAGTAGAGGGTCTCGATGGCGGCGAAGTCGATCTCCGACACCTCGTCGGCGAAGATATGGCCCCAGTCCGTGGAGAGGATTTTGTCGTAGGTGTCGCCGGCGCCGTCCGCCCCGGCGCGTATCGACGCGAACTGGATGTAGGCGCCGTTGAACAGCGTCAGCACGTTGTCCTTGCCGTTGTACTTGGCGAAGGGCTTTCCGCCGACCATGAGTTTCTGGTATGTTTTCTTGCCGTTAAGTCGGGCTATGGCGTCCAGCACGCGGGGCAGCGTCTGGCGGATCATACCCATGTTGAGCGAGGTGAAGGTCTCGCGCACCACCAGCGAGTTGGCATTGTAGACGATGGCCTGAACGATCATCCAGAAAAGTATCAGGAAAGTCTTGCCGGAGCGGGAAGCGCCGTAAAACAGAATTTCCGTGAACTTTCCGGAGTTGAGCAGGTTATACATTTCTACCTGCTTGGGGTTCAGGGGTATGTCCAGCCGTACTTTCATCAGGTTCTTTCCAGTGAAACGATCACTTCGTCCTTATCGTCGCCGGCGCCGGCCGCCGAGTCTATTTTCTGCTGTTTTTCCTGCATGACGATGGTCTCCTTGGCCAGCGCGATGTAGGTTTTCAGCAGGTCCAGTTTCTTCCCGCACTGGTATATCAGCTTGTTGTCGGAGGTTCGCATGGTGACGCGGCGCATGACCTCCATGTCCTCCAGCACCCCGATTTTCAGCAGGAACTCCGTCACGGGATTCTTGTCGTCGCCGAAGCGCTTGCGCACGTCCTCGCGGACCTCGGCGCGGACCTCTTCCATCAGGGCGGCGCGCTCTTCGGCGTCGGCGCCCGCGGCCGGCGCGGCGCCCGCCGCTCTGTTCGCCCACGGATTCGTTCCCATCGCTACTTGAATTTACGGATGTCGCACAAAGGCTTGTCTTGAGCCACGGCGCGGACCAGCGCCATGTAGAGACCCGGTCCGGACGCCGGCAGGTCGGGAGTGATCTCCAGCTCTTCGTTGTCCACCGAAGAGTGGATAGTAACGGTCCCGGTGAACTCGTCGAGGTCGATGCCGATGACGTTCTGGGAGTTTATGCGCACTGCGGATGTGGAGTTGGCGATAATCATTGCTTCGGGGTTAATGTCCGGACAAACTTAGCGAAATTTCCGGTAAAATCAAAAAAGAGACGAAAAAGCGCCGGAATTTTTCCGGCGCCGCTGCAAAATCCAAACATTATGCGAACAGGCCGACTGTCAGGCCCAGAGGTTTCGAAAGGCGGCCGGGTACACACCTGAATCTTGGGAAAGGGGGAATGAATCTGAGAAAAAACAAAACCGCCCCGGCCGATCGGGTTGCGCGCCCGACATCACAAAGATAGGGAGAAATTCCGGATTTCCAAATTTTCTTACGCCCCGCTTTGCGTCGATGCCTCCAGATACCATTCCGAGCCGGGAATCCGAATGGCCGTACCGCCCGAATCGGTCTTGGTGAGCGACACCGACACCGACACCGACAGGTTGAACACCCTGATCGGCGCGAAGGTAATGGCGATCGTATCGTTGCTAATTATTATCGTATATCCTGAGCAGATCACCATATTGCCATCGGCGTCCGACAGTATCAGTCCCGGAACTGCGCCCTGATCCAGCGTCCGGAAGATAGCGGGAAGATCGACATTCTCCGCAAGGTTGCGGCTCAGGTCCGCATCAGCGTTGCCAACATAATCGGCCGAGCCGGTGAACGAAGCGAAGGAAGTGGGGGGGGATGATCTTACGCATGGATTAATCCGTAGTAGTTTTGCGCAAATATAAGCAAAATCCCCAAATGTCGAAACATCAGAGATAATAAAGTTTTTTAGGAACAGGCCCCGAAAACAAATCCCCCGCGGATTTCAAAGTCGAATAAGGGAAAGTTCTCCAGCCAAATAGTCCCAAAAAAACCACCGGGAGAAAATATGGAGAGTGTTAGCACGGGACCCACCCCCGCCCTGTTTACCCTGCGTTCGTTGCCTTCCCTCGCGCTCGCCTTCGGCTCGCGCTCAGGCCCGCCCTGTCCTCCCACCTTCGGCGCACCAGCCGCCACGCACCCAGCCAGCCAGCCAGCCCAATCCCCACGCTCACCCCGATCCTCCAGCCGCACCCCTCAGAGATCACCCGCCAGCACACACCCGTCCACCCGCTCCCGCCCTCACGCATGCGCACACGCACACGAGCACACCCCCACGCACGCACCCGCATCACACGCATACACTTTCGCGTCACGCGCCCGGACGCCCGCACATGCCCGCGCTCCTGCGTTGCACACACATAATAGTACTTCATAGGATAGCGGTATATGTCGAAGGATAGACCTCCGACCTATTAGCTACGGAAGCAGGGAGGTACTACCGGTGTGGGCGGGGCGGGGAGTGATGAGGTCGGGGAGGTCGGGGGAGATCGGGGCGGGGGACGCGCGGGGGCAGGTCGTGGGTTCCGCTGCTGGCACTCTCGGATCAGCGAAAAAAAGTTGTGAAAGCCGTGCATTTTTCTTTAGAAAATTTTGCAAAGTAAATATTTTTGCGTATATTTGTATAGAGAAAAACACAAAACCAATACAACTATGAACAACTTTGCATTTAACTTGATTGACGCGATCAGCCGCGACGGCTTGGGAAATGAGTCGTGGGGTGTCGTGGAAAATGTAGCCGACACGGTTAACTATTTCGGATCGAAAGAAAGGGTATCGCTTTCCGGCAAGTGGCTCTATCTCTACGCAGAAAAAGACGCTGAATTTTTTTCGTTGCAACTCGACCAGATCGAGCCTACGATGGTCCTGCACGTGGACGATGATTGTGACATACGGCTGTATAATCTTGACTAACAACCTGAGACATAAACCATACCGCTATGAAAAAGGATATTATTCGCATCGGCCGTTATCGCCTTCGCTCGATCTCAGCGCACTACTTTACGTGCTTTCAAGAACCCTATGGCACCCCGTATTTTGCCATGATTGTAACGGTCAATCAGGGTTACCCGTCTGAACAGACATTCACCGTACCGATGCAGCGCGGACGCCCGGACTATCATTATGCAATGTCGGCAGTCCTGTCGCACTTTCAGATTAACGACCCGGACGGACGCAAGCGGGTTTATCCATGCGAGTATGGCGTCCGCATATACGAGTTCGAAACACCGACCAGCTACCACCAGATTGTCAAAATCAAATAACCATAAAGACATGATACACAATATTTTAAACTCACCTGAATATCTTTCCGACCTGCGCACCTATATTTCCGAGACCGAACGGAAACGCGGGCAATGGAATAAAGCAACGGCCTATTATGCTGATTTCTTGCTGGACAGTTATATAGAGATCTGCAAGTGGTGCGCCGATCAAAACGCAGCAATTCCGGCCCTATCATTGGACACAGTCCTGAATGGAGCATCCGGGTGGCACCAATACAGTTACGGCGGTTGTGCGCTGGTGTATAACGGCGATATAGCGAAAGTAGTGTTTACCCCTGCGCAGTTCGCCAAGTGGGAGCAGGGGCGAAAGGTGACCGCTGAACCGCTGTTGGATATTCAGGCGCGCGCCCTCGCTGCGGGGTGGAGAGTGTTGAAGTCTGCCCAGAGATACGCCGATATGTGCACAAACCTTCAAAACCAGCAACCCGATGAAAAATAATCTTGATAATATCGACGGGATCGAACGGGCGGCGATCCGAAATAGCCGAAACGGCGAGCCTTTCGTGCTCCGGGGGCGAAAGTACCGCCTTGTGCCCGATCCGGAGGGGGTCGGCCAGACCCAAATTTGCGACGTTATTTGTGCCTTCGGAGCGCACAATGAATCCGCGTGAGGGTCCTAATCAGCCTACCCCTGCATGAATAACAAACATATCGAAGAGATTAAAGATAGAGCCATGAAAAAATGCACTTTTATGCGGTATCTGGTTACTGCGATTGTGACCGCCGCGATATGTTGGCTTATGTTCCGGTATTCGTTCCGGGTGGAACGGGTGTATGACGCCGGCGACGTGGTTCTGGTGGAGGTTTCGATACTCGGCCAGTGCGAAATCCACGAGGTAACGAAATAGCCCCCTTCGGGGGAGGGGTCCGCCACTGGCCGAAACCCCAGCCGCCCGCGACGGCATAAAGTGGCAAAATTGTATTGGCGAAGCATTCGCATCGCGTGGAGAAGGCGCGGCAGACCGCCGGGCAACCGTCCGCGGGGATCACCTCCCCGGCCTTCGCAAGTTAAACCGCAAAACAACACTATTATGGAAAAATTTGATCTGACGAAGTACATGACCGGGGATTACATCCTGCAAACCCGGATCGGCTGGAAATTAGCCGGTGAAATACAATTACGTCCCCGCGCGGATGTGTACAAACTCGCCGCTAGAATAATAGCCCCAAGCGGGGAGGTATATAATGGTTCATGGACCATTGAGGGCGGAGCCATGGCGGGCGAGGATAATAGCAAATTTGATTTAATGATGGTTCGCACAAAATGAAAATCGCCCGATACACCCTTTTTTCGGCCGAAGGGACGCAGATCGCCGATTCTTTGGACCTGCAATACATCAAAGACGTTGCGAAGCGTCAGAAGCCCGGAAATTATTACGTATACGAATGGTGGGCAGAACCCGGCGATCCGTTTTGGGAACATTGCCCGGACACCCACTACGAATTTATCATCAAACGGAGGTTGATCTCAACTACGATTCAGATTATCAACAAGGATAGCTTATTTAAAAATTCAAAATTATGATTTACAATTTGTCAACTGCGGCGTACGACGCCATTGCCGAAGCATTCAAGGACCATTTGGACGGTGATTTCTTTTCCGGGTCGGAAGTGGTCAACATCGACACCCCGAACGGGCGCGAGGACGTAACGGTCATCATCTCCGCCGATCTGTATTGGAAATCCGTGCAGATTCCGGAGGGAAGTTACCCGGTCCTGAATGCGGTCCAATTCCGGAATATCGAAATATTTCCGGATCACGAAAGCGCAACAATCCATGTAGAACCCCGGAAAATGGCGATAGCCTTCCTTAAAACCAACCAATAACATGGCAATCCGCAAAACAGTTTTCAAGACCCGCGCCGAGTGGCTGGCATACCGAAGCCAAAACTTCGTGATTGGAGGATCGAACATAGGCATAATCCTCGGCCTGAGCAATCACAAAACCCCACTGCAATTGTGGTTGGAATGGAAAAACCGGGACGCGCAGCCGATCAAGGAATCCATGTATCGCGGGCGGTTCATGGAGGACGGAATAGCGCACTGGTTCCAACAGCAGACAGGCCTCAAGGTGGTGGGCCGATCCAAAGAGATCGCCGTATTCCACAACGACGAGTACCCCGATTACATTCAAGTGGCCCCGGACCGCGAGATTTTCAAGGAGGGGACGAACCTTGCCGGGCGTCCGTTCTTGGAGATCAAGGACACCGCTATGTACGTTGACTTCGACGTGCAGGAAACTATCCCCTCCGAATGGTTTTTGCAATGCCAGTTCGAAGCTGAGATAGGCGGACGGCCCGGCACATATCTGGCCGTAAATGACGGTTCGAAATCCCTCAAATCGCGCCTTATATTGCCGGACCGGGACTATGTCCGCAAGTGTATCGAAATGGCGTGCGCATGGTATGAACGCCATATTATCGGGGGCGAACAGCCGGAGCCTATAAATGGCGATGACGTGCAGCTGTTGCACCCCGAATCCACGGCCGGGATCATCAAGGTGGGGCATGAAGTCTCGCAAATGCACGAGCAGGCGATGATCTACAAGCGCAACGCGAATGAAGCGGCCAAGAAATACGAGGAAATCAAGGCGAAAATGTCGGCGCTGTTCGACGAACGCGATACCCTTGCCTACGAAGGCCGGGCGCTGGCCACCTACCGCACCATTCATCAGAGGCGTTTCGATCTGGCCAAATTTAGCGAGGATCACCCCGATCTGGCCAAAGAGTATACCACCATTTCAGCGTATCGGAAATTCGACATAAAAAAGTGATGGAAACCAAGGAAGAGCTGGTGGCGCGGCGAACGAGGCAGATCACCGAGTTGATAACCGACTATTCGAGGGTCAAAGGGTATGACATGAGAATCGAAAATTTGTCCCCCTACCAAATGCGTGTTTGCAGGTGCATACGGTCGATGGGAAGGCGCATAAATGTGGACGAGAGAACCACGGAAGAGGGTTTTATACTTACAGGCAGCGCAATCGGTATTTTCGACGTGTACCCCACCAACATGCGGTGGCACAACCTCTCAGACAACACCCGCGGCGGCTTTACCTCCGGCGGATGGAAAGACGGAATCAAAAAACTACTTGACAAAAATTTCAGCTATGGACGCAAAACAGATGACCGAACAGGCGAAGGCCGTAACCATTCAGGCCCCGCAAAAGAGCGTAACGCAAAGTAATTTCCAACAAATCAAATCATGGCTCACGAAAGGAAGCACCCGCGACCAATTCATGGACGTTCTGGGGGAGAAATTCGCCCCGCGGTTCATGCAAACAATCCTACTGTTGATGCGCGATCCGGCCGCCGCGGCCCTCAACAAATGCGACCCGCGCACGGTGGTGAGATCGGCGATGGTATCGGCCTGCACGGGGTTGTCCATCGACCCGAACCTGAGCCAGTCGGCCCTGATCCCCTACGGCGACCGGTGTACGTTTCAGGTGATGAACCGCGGCCTTCAACAGCTGGCCTTCCGCACCGGCACGATGGCGACATTCAACACGGCAAAAGTGTACGAGGGGGATATATTATCCCACAATCCCTTTACGGGGGAATACAAGTACAACGATGCGCCGCACGAGCGGGAAATCCTGCAAGGATATATCGCCTACATTCGGCAGCTCACGGGCTTCGAGAAGTATTGTTACATGACCATCGAGGAATTGATGGCTTGGGGACAGAGGTATTCGAAATCCTTCAATAAGCCCACCGGAATGTGGCGAACAAATCCGGAGGTAATGTACCATAAAACCGTATCGAAACGGGTGCTGCGCGAGGGTGCGATCATTGATCCCTATTCTACCACGGCCATGAACCAGCTGGCCACCGCCATTAAGTTCGACAACGGCACGCCTATGTCCGACAACATTGAGTATGAAACCGAGGTAGAATACCCCGACGGACAGACCGAAGATGAGGCGATGATCGCCCGTGTAGAAAATGCCGAACAATCCAAATAGGGGGGGGGTATGATAACTGACACACGAAACCTTCATACCCTGCGATGGCTGGCCGACGCGAGCGGCATTCCGCTGAGTTCTCTCTACCATTACGCCAAAACCGGCGCGCTGAAAATAGTGAAGATCGACAATGTCGCTTTGGTGGCCGAATCGAATCTTCCCGACTGGATAAAAGTTGAAATAAACAAGAAACACAATGAAAAAGTTCAAGATTCCGGAAAGTAGTTGGCTGTTGTATTTGTACCTGCCTATTTTGATCGTCCAAATGCTGTTGATGGCGATGGTAGAACCAACAATCCCGGAGAATGGTAAAGCAAAATAGTACGCGCCGATCCGTATTGGACAGCCCGCAGGTGAACTGCACTGCGTGCGTGCACTGGTCCGGAGAGCATGTTTTTCACTGCCTCAAGGCGCGAACGCTGACGATTTGCATGGACAAATGGTGCATTTACTTCGAGCCGAAAGAAGGGATCGAGATGCCGATTATAACCGAAAATAAACCTGATGTCAAACCAGCGGAGCCGGCGAAGGACGAAGTTCGAAACTTCGCGGCCCGCAAAAAACCGAAAAGAAAATGAGAGGGGGGGAGATTCACAATCCCGATATGGCAGGCTACACCGACCGAAAACTGCTGGAGGAACTCAAGGCCCGCGGCTTCGTGTGGTCGGACATGAAGCGCATTCAACCCGTTAAATACGATTCGATATGACCCAGATAGAGTACAAAATAATCGTGGGCAGCAAATACGCCCCGATGCCAGAAGAAGTAATGAACGCTTTGGGAGTTCGTGGCTGGGATTTGGTTCGGGTGCTGGTCATAGGTGAGAGAATGGAGTATATTTTCAAACGTCCCAAAATCCAAAAACATCACTAAAAAATATCCCGAAGTATTGGGAATTTCCGGAAAGTTTCGTATATTTGCGTGTAGCATTGCTGGCCCGATGCGCAAATAACATATCCTTCGAGTAGATTCCCACGCTGGCCAGAGCTGGGAATCGAAAGAAGGATTTTTTATTTTATGAACATGAAAGAATCAATGGTGATACCGCGGAGTCTTATGACAGCTACCAACAGGCTGTCTATGGCAGAGAAGGGGGAGGTGCTGGATGCGATCATGCGATACGGATTCAACAGTGACGAGTATACTGGCGATTCCACGATTGTAGCAATGATTTTTGATCTGATGAAACCATATATCGACGAGAATCAAAAACGCTATGACGCTATTGTTGAAAGGAATAGGATGAACGGGAAAAGGGGAGGTAGGCCTAAGTCCAACAAAAACCCAGAGAAACCCAAAGAAACCCAACAAAACCCAGTGGGTTATTTTGGGAACCCAGAGAAACCCAGTCGAACCCAGACGAACCTTGATACTGATACTGATACTGATACTGATACTGATACTGATACTGGGTTATTTTTAAAAAAAGAAATAAAAGAAAAAAAGCCAAGTTCCAAAAAAGGGAATCAGGATTTGAGAAAAACCGACCCTATCCACCGCTCCCCTCTCGAAGAAAAAGAAAAAGGTTGCGCGGAAAAAGAAAAGCCGGCCGGCCGGTACGTTGTAGTGGGGCAGCTGGGAGCAGTCTTGTTGGCCGAGCAGGGTTGGATAGAGGCCATGTGTATGAATCTTCACAAAGAAAGGGATTATATCGAAAGGCGCATCGGGGAGTTTGTGGGGGAACTGGTTGTGAGTGGATGCAACGGACGGGATTTGAGCGATGCCAAACGGCATTTCCGAAATTGGTTAAGAAAAATAGAAAACTTACCGAATCAAAACAATGGAAATCAACAACAGAGAGGTTGCACCGATGAAGAGCTTATCGCAGCAGTATACGAGGGATATGCTCGTGCGCACACTAAACAGCCGTGGGAAAAGTGAGGTATCAGTATTTGGGGGGCCGGAGGCGACAATGGAGCATATCCTGACTTCCGTGAAAAAATTGCAGGTGGCCTTTCCCCAGATGTCGAGGGACTTTTGGAATCTTCTCACGGAGCGGATTGTAAAGAACAACATCGCCGCTGAAAGGCTGGAATACTGCCTGACGCGAGTTATCGACAACTTCACCTACAAAACCCTCACCATTGCTGACGTCATAGGCAGTGATTTGAAATGCACGATCTACACCTATGCCGAAATGCTGAATCAGTGCGACAAAAACAGCACCACAACCAGCGATTACGCGCCGGTGTATGTAGGGGATAATCCGAAGCCGTTTTGGGTATCAAAAGCTGATAAAGCCAGATTCGGAATCAAGGAAAGAATATAGAATACCCCTGTTTGCGATTCTTAGCTGGGTAGAATCGAATGAAACCATCAAAGTGGTACATCTTATCGCAAAAACAATTTTAAACGAAATTTGATGGGTTAAAATGATTAATAGACAATTCCCATCGGTTAAACTTTAACGAGCAATGAGTATGAAAGTCATAGTAACCTTTTCGGGTGGGAAAGATAGCCTTGCGGCGCTTCTTTGGACACGCGAGCATATCACCAAGAACTTCACGACCGTATTTTGCGATACGGGCTGGGAGCATCCGCTGACCTACGAGTACATCAACCGGATCGCGGATAAACTCCACTTGGATTTGGTGACGCTCAAGTCGAAAAAGTACGACGGTATGAAGGACCTTGTTCGCCAAAGAGGAGTATTCCCTTCGATGTTCATGCGGTTTTGTACTTTAGAATTGAAATCCAAGCCCATCATTGATTACATGCTTGACGAAATAAATGACCATATGTTGGTTATTCAAGGCATTCGCGCAGCCGAATCGCCTAAACGGGCAAATATGGATGCTCAATGTAGGCATTTCAAATACTATTTTGAGCCATACGGTTACAGCAAAACCGGAAAGCCGAAGTATCACACATATCGTAAACCCGATGTCGCATCATTTTGCGAGAAATATTCCGACGACCTGCTTCGTCCCGTGTTTGACTGGTCAGCACAGCAGGTGATTGATTACATCCTTGATGCTGGTTTGGAGCCGAATCCGCTATATAAGATGGGGTATAAGCGTGTTGGATGTTGGCCGTGCGTGATGGGTGTTCAGCGTAACATCCTGAATATTTCCAGACAGTCACCTGAACGAATAGATGAGATAGAAAAACTCGAAAAAGAAGTTAATGCAACTTTTTTTGGCCCATTTTCAATTCCCAAACGATGTTTCGCCGAGGGGGAGAAATATCCGAGTATACGTAGCGTCGTGCGATGTGTCGAATGGCAGAACGCCACGGGCAGTTTGTTCGACGACGATACAGCGACCAGCTGCATGAGTTATTACGGATTATGCGAATAGGTTTGGTTGACATAGACGGTCACAACTTCCCGAACCTCGCGCTGATGAAACTGTCAGCTTGGCATAAAGCGCAGGGTGATTTGGTGGAGTTCGCCGACCCGATGTTCGGTCGCTACGACCGGATTTACATGTCGAAGGTTTTCACTTTCACGCCCGATTGTCCGGACATCTACCATTGCGAGGTGATCCGGGGCGGAACGGGAGTCCGGGACTATGCGACGGTACTGCCGGAAGAGGTTGAACACATTTGCCCGGACTATTCGCTGTACGGAGTAAATGAAGCCTACGGATTCCTTACCCGCGGCTGTCCGAACCGCTGCCCGTGGTGCATCGTTCCGCACAAAGAAGGAGCCATCCGGCCCGCGTCTCCGCTACGGGAGTTCATCGGCGATAAACGCCGGGCTGTATTGCTCGACAACAACGTGCTGACATCGGACTTTGGGTTTGAACAGATCGAAGAAATAATCCGCATGGGTATCGCGGTTGACTTCAATCAAGGGCTGGACGCCCGGAGGGCGTGCGATGATCCCTACATCCTCGACCTGCTGGCGCGGGTGAAGTGGATTCAGCATATTCGGTTTGCCTGCGACCGGATATCGCAACTGGAGGCAGTTACAAAGTGTGTCAAAGAGTTGGGGCGCCGAGGCATCAAGCCATATCGCATTTTCATCTACTGCCTGATACAAGATGTCGATGAATCATTGGAGCGGATCAACGCCCTGCGTAAATTGAAAGTCTGCCCGTTTGCCCAGCCTTACCGGGATTTCGATAATAACATTGAGCCGACGAAGGAGCAAAAACGGCTGGCGCGTTGGTGTAACCACAAGGCTATTTTCAAGAGTGTTGAATTCAAAAACTACAAATTATGAAAAACCAAGTAACGAGCATCGAGCAGTCGAAGCTACCTATTGAAGTCCACAACAAATTGATCCCGTTCAAGGGGTTCAGCTGGATAACATGGCTTGCGTTCGCGTTCACCCGGAAGCCCAAGTACCAGCATCTGACTGAGAAAACGCGCCGCCACGAAGGAATCCACTGCGCCCAGCAGATCGAGTTGACCGTGCTGTTCGCGGTAATCCTTCTGCCCGTCGCCATAAGCTACTCGTTTGCATGGTGGGGTTGGGTTCTGGCGGTGGTCGGAATCCTATTCGCCGGCTGGATTTGCTACGGTATTTCGTGGCTGATTGAGGTGATTATCCCGCCTTATCCGGGCGCATACTACTACACCTGCTTTGAGACCGAGGCATACAACCATGAGGATGATCCGGACTACTTGAAGCGGCGCATACCGTTCTGGGGCTGGATTTCCTGTATACCTAATCGGAAAGTTAAACACAAAAGATAACCAACCATGAAAAGTAAACGAGCGCAAAAAGAACTGGAAAAGTTGGAAAAATTTTATCCATTCAGTGGATGGATTGCACCATCTGACACGTATCGAATAGCCGAGATTGCCGAGCGGGATGCCGAGGAGCGGATGCGGAAGGAAGCGGTGAGGGCGTTTTGTGCCGCGAATTGTCCCAAAGGGTGCTCGTTTGGGGCTGATGGCAATATCGGATGCGGAGCGAAAGCGAGATTCATCCAAAAACTAAACGAGAATGAAAACGATTGAGGAAAGGGCGATAGAGTGGGTGGATTCACAGGGAGCTGGGAGCGTGCACCCGTACAACAGGCAGGCGATGGTGGACGCTTATATTGCCGCTTATGAGGAACTGACCCGGTGGAACGATCCGAAAGAAAGCGTTCCGGATCATGAATGGGCTGTGCTCGTAAGGATCACTACAAGGATTTACGACATTGGCTCTTACAGCAACAAAATGGGACGCTGGCTTATTGGAACCAATTCCTTTGGTCGGGACGAAGTTCTCGGCTGGCGGGAGATTCACGAATAAGGCGAGACTATGACACCGAAGGAACTTTACGACTGGGCGGTAGGGATGGGTGCCGAAAATTGCGACATCATGGTAAACGGAATGGCAATCGACTATTACCCTCCTACAATAGACCATACAATACAAACCATTGAGATAAAACAACCAATGATAAGATGAAACGAGAACTTACACTTGCTGACGTAATAGGGTATTTACCCTACCGACTTCACTGTATTAAGCCATCAGGATTCATAAACATTTGGGCAGGGATTAAAGGATTTTACTATCCTGACCTGCCTGACAACATGGGGAAGCCGATACTTCGGCCGATGTCCGATCTGTACGTGGAGATAACCGAGCGGGGTTATAACGACGGGAAAGCGTTTATTCCGATCGCCGAACTGGCGAATATAGTCGAGAAGCAGGAAAGTGCTCAATGGATATTTGAACAGGCAGACAAACGAATGTATTCCTGCTACTGGAAAGACTGGTTTTTATGGGAGCACGAGTGGAAAGCATTTATACGTACTGATTCCCTCAACAGTTCGACTGCATGCATCATAACATGTTCTTACAAACTGTATGATTTCCTTTGCCGCCTGCACTTCGACTACCGAGGTCTGATCGACGATGGATCGGCAATAAACGTTCACGATTTACCCAAAAATCCCTATGAGGCATGAAAATCAAACTACTGCGCCGACTGAGGCGGGAGGCTAACGCGGCAATACCGGAGCCTGCGGGGCCATATTTAACGCGTTGGAGCTACGGAATTTACTGGCATAACTATTTCATTCGAAAACGTAATTACATACTCCGCCGTGTTGCGGAGCTAAAACAGCAGAGCCATGCAGAAGATAATGTTTAACGACCGCTACGGCTTGACGCAGGCGGTGATCGAGGGCCGAAAGACTATGACGAGGCGGCTGATTCCTGATGAATTTTTCGGCCTTACGTGGGACACGAGGGGCAACACCTTGGTTTATGAAAACGAATACGGGGATTTTATTGATGTCAGGCTCTCGAAGTATACCCGCTACAAGGTCGGCGAGATCGTGGCCGTGGCGCAAAACTATTTTTCAACTTATGATGAGAGTAAGTGGGAAAACGGAATTTGGTATAATGAGTTTGCAGACGGGAGCGATATAACAAATCACGCAGGGTGGATTAACAAAATGTTCGTCAAAGCCGAGTATATGCCCCACCAAATCCGCATCACGGGAATCCGTTGCGAGCGGTTGCAGGATATTTCGGATGCCGAGTGTTTGAAAGAGGGTGTGCGTGTGGAATTTGCGAGGAATGGAAGTCCGATGTATTATTATTTCGACACTAAGCGATGGCGGGAGGTATGGTTTGATACTCCCCGCGAAGCCTTCGCCGCACTAATCGACAAGGTTTCCGGCCGGGGTACGTGGGCATCGAATCCGTGGGTCGTGGTTTACGAATTTGAGTTGGTGAAATGAGCGACTTGATCTGTCAAATAGTTACCCGTAAAATATATGCTTACGTGGCCGAGATATTCGGGGGACCCGCATTTTGGAATGGAAAGTGGCATCTTATGGTAGATGTAATTTGGCGGGACAATGGATGTCCAATACGCGAAAAAATGGTGCTAAAGTTCGACACCAAAGAAGAGGCGGAACGGGTGAAAATCGGGACGATAGCAAAGGATAAAACACTTTATGAATTACTGAAATAGCGAGATTCTCGCAAAATATCGAAAAACTGAAATAATTATGAGAGTTTTTGATCTTGAAGCCGCCAAAGCAGGCGCGCCGGTGTGTACGAGGGAGGGAGTGAGTGCCAGAATTATATGCACTGATCGCCACGGATGTTCAGGCAGAATAATCGCATTGCTGGATCGGGGTGGCAGGGAGGGTATTGAATTTTATTATGAAGACGGTCGGTTTGGTGGATACGGTAACAACGAACGCGACCTTATGATGCGCGACGACGACTACGCCGAGAAGCTGGCGCGTGGAGAGTACGGACCAACTGTCAAAGAAAAGTTGACAGTTGATACCCCAACTTGTAAGGATTCCTTACCAGTTGACCGGGTGGCATGTCGGCGCGAATTTGCCGAGAAGGTTATGTTAAAAATAATAGACGGGATAGTGTGTCATGGTGGGAAGAACTTGGACGATAATGGATCAATATACAGCTCCGCCGCCTATGATGCTGTGGCATATACCGATGCCCTTCTTGCGGAATTACAAACAAAAAAGACGGAAAAATGAAAAACCAAGGGGAAGTGCGCCCTACGTGGGTGCTGTGGTGGCTGCTTGCCATCGTGATTTCAGTGGTGTGCATCGCTTTTACCGGGGTAAAGCGGGCATACGGACAGGATGTCCGGGCGATAAAGGACTCGAAAGGGCGCGTGACTCACACCGTCCGCACCCGTAACGACGGCTCCCGCGAGATTCGGGATGCCTCCGGACGGCTCGAAGGGATCGTCCGAACCGACAACGCCGGTCGGGACCGGGTGTACAGCACGCATGGGACCGTGGAGTACACGGCAGACGCCGACACGACGCGATCAGAACAATTTCAAGCATTTTGATTATATTTGCGTATGGCAGATGAAGTTATTATCGCCGAGGTGCGACTGGACATGATCCCTGACGAAGCCATCAAAGAGTTTAGATGTCGGGGTGGCATAGGCAGCTCCATCAACATCAAGATTCAGAAACTGAAAGAACCCGACAAATGGGGAAACGAGTACTTCATTGCAATAGACTGGGGGAAAGGAAATCACCGAGAGGCGGCTTTCATCGGCAAGGGGCGTAGGGCGCCGTGGCTGAAAGACAATCAGGCGGCTCAGCAACAAACATCCAAGAATCGTTGGGCGCGCCATGACGATGTAGACGAAGAACCATTTTAAAAACATAGATTATGGAATTTGAGATTTTGGACCGATTGCTGGCGACGATTGCCGTCACTACCCAGAATGTCCGCGGGCGTCATTGGACGCTGTACGGAGAGCATTACAAGAGCTGGCACCCTTTTTTCGACGAAGTGTATAAAAAGCTCAACGAAGCAGCCGACAATGTCGCCGAGTTGATCGTTCAGCTGGGCGGAGTTCCGGTGCACAGCATGTCGGGATTCATCGAAACCTCCGTGGTGGCCGACATGGTAACGCTGGGCGACTGGCGGCGTTATGTACGCGAGACCCGCGACGAGCTGGCCGAGATCATCGAGATCATCAACAAGAACGACAAGGAGGGGGTTTGGGATGGCGCCGCATCGAACGACCTGACCCAGATTGCCAGCACCCTGCGGCATTACTACATGTTTGCCGCCCAAACCTTGAAGGAGTAGATGGACGCATACCTGCAAATACTGCGTCAGACGACCGGGTTGGAGTGGATTTCGGAGTATCGTTTCCACCCACCCCGTCGCTGGCGGTTCGACTACGCATGTCTGGAGTTGAAGATAGCAGTAGAATTAAATGGGGGTAACTTCGTAGGGGGGCGCCACTCGAACCCTGTAGCGTTGGGGAAGGAGTACGAAAAGATGTCGCAGGCCGCGGCCGACGGATGGGCTGTTCTGATATGCACCCCCATGTCAAGGGGACTTGAGGTCATGAGATTCGGCGGCGACGCATTCACGAGAATACTGGCAGAAGCCATAACAAATCGAAAACAACTATAACATGGGAAATGAATTGGAATTTGCAGTGGCCATCTTGGCCATCATGTTGACGCTGGAGGCATTTGCGCTGCTCTGCGTATTGGTAGGAAGAATACGCCTGCCCGTGGACCTCGATAAAGAGGTTCAGAAAGCCGTGGAGAAGGCATTAATGGAGGTCGTAAAAGATTCGACCGCCGAGAATTTTCCAGCCAAAAAGCTATGAATGCTCTTAAAATTACCGTGTCTCTTCTGATCGGGCTGGCAGTAGGTGTAGTGGGGGGTCGATGGTTATGGCCGGCGGACCCTATCATCGACCGGCAGGTGGTGACAGTGTACTACGAAAAGCCTCAAGCCGGGCCGAGCACCTACCACTCGGTAACGGTGCGGGTCCCCAATCTGGTGTTTGCTCCGGTCGATACGGTGACAGTGACGGAAACCAAGATCGTAAAAGTGGGTCCGGATAGCACTGAATTACAGGTAGCTGTAGAGACGCGACCGTACTCAGGCCCGGATTGGTCGGCGCAGGTGAGCGGCCCGGCCATCGGAGACCTCCACCCGCAGTTGGATTGGATGAAGGTAAATCAACAGACGCAGGTCGTGCAAGGCCCGATTCGAAAAACCCGGTGGGGGATAGGAGTGCAGGCAGGGTACGGCGCGGTACTCAAGCAGGATGTGAGGCTGTACCCCTACATTGGAGTAGGCGTATCTTACAATATAATCAGGTGGTAATGAAACAGCAGGAGGAAGAATACAACTATGGCTGGAAAGTCATAGAAGTGGAGTTTCACCGTAGAGCCGACGAGCTGTTTGATTTTCAGTTCAGGCAAGATTGGAATTTGGAACCGACGTGGCGGATGAATACAAATATACTTCCACCAATAAGAACTATAAAAAAAAGAAACGATGAAAAAGTGGACTTTGATTGCCCTGATCGGGGCCGCGATAGTGCTGATCGCATTGTCGCTTATCAGTAAGACGATGGGTTACGTTATCGTAGCCGCAATGGCCGCAGTATTTGTGGCGTATGGTCTCTTGTGGGCCTATACCAAGTACTGGCCAAGATCGTCGAAATAACAAAGGAAAATAGGGCCATTTGGCCCTATTTTTACATATATGCTCGAATAACCGATCAAGGGTACGTGTTTTTACCGGCGTACGTCACGAAAGAATACGATCTTGACATCCACACTCCGTCTACGATCAGGATGGTTTGAGACGGGATATTTATAAGATACTTTGTGGTGTTGTTGGGCTGAGTAAGGGTCAGTGAAAGGCCTAATTTGGTCTTGTTGCTCACCACAATTTTGATAGGCGCCCCCTCGGAGGACAGGGGTGCTTCAGAGGTAATGATTATGTTTTTGGCCTGATCCGACGCTTCGATCACCAGCCATGCCCACGGAGTAGCGTGAACGGTGGTGTCTACAATCGTAGGCCGGTAAGAGGGCATATAGGGCATGCCGACAGAAAATGCCATCTTATTGAGGGTCACGGCGCCGGGCGCCAAAATGGAGTTGGTTACGGAGCCGGGCGCCAAAATGGAGTTGGTT